GAGAAAAGAATCCAGTGGTGTAAGAGCTCCATAAGCTATGATTGACGAATCGGAACGATATGTTTCTTCAACTTCATCAATCATATTTTCTGGAAATTTGGCATCAGGTTTGTACCAATCCGCGACAACTTTTTCATAAGATGGCACAGAAATACCCTTTGGGTTAGAAGGGGACTTGAGGTGTGCTTTAAAGGTAGCACTACGAGTCACAAGCTGATGCAATGTCTGATACACATCAGGATGATGAGGTGTCAACGACATATAACTTATAAGCCTCTTGAGCCTGTAAAGTGAATCCATTGTTTTAACCTTGGAAACCATCTTGCCAATGAGTCTTTCACGATCATGCACAATGGCGAACTTGGGAGGAGTGATACCTGCCTTCTTGAAATCAGCCATGTCCGCAGGAGTGGGCAACCTTGCCCACTTAGAAAGGAACGGCAAATTTGATAATGGACCGGATGCCTCCAAATTATTAGTGACACCCCATCTTTTCATCACAGCCTGTATGGATCTAAAATTCCAAGATGCAGGTTTGTTGCCAGCCATACTGAGCAAGTGATCGTCCCCAAAACAGGAAAGTTCATTATAAAACTTGAATTCTTTGGCGGAGAGCCCAGTGAGCTCTTTCCAAGCCAGAAGATACAGAGTCACAAGACCTATAGAATTATCCATACTAGTGGATGAATGGCCAGTAGTCAGCCCAGTACCTTTGGCATATATGTCACCGGTTGAAGTGGTGTTTAACAACTGGCGTGAGACCTGTTCATAATTGATGTCTATCAGAGTGGCTATACGGTCTCTATCCTTATGGTGCTCAAAGCCCTTCTTTCGAACAGCTGCAATGAGTGACAAAACATTACCACTCAATGTGGAGTCAAATTCACTCATGTCACCAGCATAGTGGATCTGGCAACGGGAATGATTTGAATAAACTTCATTCATCCAGAAACCATTTAAGGGCATCCCAACCTTTATAGGAGTGGTAACCCACCGAAAATTGTGATTCGGAGAATAGTTCCACACAGTAGACATAATATATTGTCCCAATGGGGAGCCAACAACTGTGCGCACTTTGTCAGCCAAGAACTTCTTTGCTGGCAACGCCTCATCTTTGACGGAAACATGCGCGACAGGAGCCAGTAGAGGAGCTAATTCGAAAGTCCTACGCCACAAATTTTTGAAATTTTTGTACCCTATAGTAGAAATAAATTTCCATCGAGAATACTTTTTCTTGGGGTTATTTGGGTCCACCATAAAGGACCCCAAAGCATATTTCTTCTCCCACATCTTGATTACATAATTCATTGGAGTTATTCTAGAGTTCCTAAATATGTCACCAAGCAAGAACCAGACATCCTCCACATCAAGATCAGGGTAATTGTATCTAGGACTCTTGAAATAACGTGCTATGGACTCTTGCTCATTGGTGTAAGACCTGTACTCTTCCGTTCTCCTCCACTCAACAGCCTTCACACGGAGTGGGTCCAAGTGACGGTCAAC